GCCCCGAGGTGAAAGAGCGTCTTATCGCTATTGCGAACGATTTCTTTGAGAGTTTGGAGCTTCCGGATGTTGAATTGAAAGACATTACCTTCACCGGTTCTCTCGCTAATTTCACATGGTCACAGTTTTCTGATATTGATCTTCATTTGATCGTTGATTTCAACGAGATTGATAGCAATGAAGAGCTGGTCAAGAATTGGTTGGACCAAGCTCGTGCAGTTTGGAACAAAAATCACGATATTGACATCGGCGGACACGAAGTCGAGATCTATGTTCAGAACCAGTCCGAACCTCATATCTCTACTGGCGTGTATTCTATTAGTGGTGATGAGTGGCTAACCAAGCCAAACAAAGAAAAACCAACCGTCAGGTGGGAAGAGGTCCAAGAGAAGGCAGCTTCCTTGATGAATGAGATTGACGAAGCTCAAGACATGTTTTCTTCTGGCAATGCAGACGGCGCCCTGGACTATGCTGAGCGCCTCAAGGAAAAGATCCGCAAATTCAGAAAGAGTGGTCTTGAAAGAGGTGGTGAGTTCTCTGTGGAAAACATTGCATTCAAAACTCTTCGTCGCAATGGCTACCTTGAGAAGCTTTCGAAACTGAAGGATGATGCTTACGACCAGAACATGTCCCTCCAAGAATCTCGCGAGTGGAGAAGATTTACTAATGAGTCGGCTGTTACGCCCGAACAAGTGCCTCAAGGGTGGAAAATACTTATTCAAGACCTTAGTGATGGCAAATATGGTAAGGTTAATATTTTTCTTCAAGATGAAAACAAAGAACTTGTTGGGAAGATTTATTTGATCGACGATACGCGAATTCCGTGTCTTTCTGCTCTTCAAGTTCAGGTTTCTTCCGCCCCTAAGGGCTATGGACCCCTTTTGTATGACCTAGCGATGGAACTTTCTGGGCACAAGGGTATTTATTCGGATCGTACTGCTGTTTCTGACTCCGCTCAGCGTGTTTGGGAATATTATGAGACACATCGGAGCGACGTAGAATCACTACACCCTCTTGAGGTCGTAGATGCAACTGAGACGGAGTGCATTGAAGATATTATTCATCTTTTTGGCGAGGAATGGGAAGATGATCCACTTTCGAAGGTCTTCAAAAAGAAATCAGGTAAACTAGCGACTCTTGAGGCTCTCAAAGCCGCAAACAAGGTGGAGTTTATCTAGTTATCGCGAGAGGTATCAATATGGAACAATTATGGGAAAAGAAGTGGAGATCGTTCAGGCGAACTGAACCTCAATCAGAGCCTGAATACAGGCGCTCAATCCACAATAAGCCAATTCTGCGTAGAGAGGGAGAATCTCTTCTCCGCGAATTGACTGAAAATGAATACGATAGGGTTTCTCACATCGTTTCTAATGTCGACCCTGGGTATCTATCGTTTGATAACATTTTTCAAGGAAAGAAGAGAGTCGTCGTCCCGTTTGTCGCTGGTCCAACCGGAGAACTAAACGATCTGATTACGTTCTTTGGGGGAAATGGCTATGATGTTGATTGGCAAGATGGTCTAGTCAATAAGGAAGTTGAAACGCAACGTGGCAAGCAACTTCGTAAATCAAAAATTGGAAAAACCTTAGGAAAAGCAATCTCGCTTAAAAAGAAATTAGAGGAGGCTGATCTCGCCTGGAGATCGGGTCGCTGGGACAAAGAGAACCTCGCCAACGATAAGAGAAATGCCAGAGTAGACAAATTAAGAGAAGAGAATCCTGAAATGGATATTTTTGCTGCTCGCCGCGTGGCTGATATCCAACTCCAAGGCGACCCCGAGATTAAGGCGATTGCAGACAGACAGGAAAAGCTTGCAAAGATTAGAGACCAACATTCGGAAAGAGTGTTTAAAGAGTTCCCTGTCAATTTACCTTCACTTCATGTTCTTGAGGGTATGTTGAAGTTTTGGAATGAACGTGGTGATTTCTATCGAAAGAACCCTGGTGCAGTCCAGGGCGAAGAAGGAAAATACTCTCTCGTTATCACTCGCGCGCCCATCGATGTTCTTCGAATGAGTGATTTTGATGACATTACTTCGTGTCACAGTCCCCCAAATAGAGGAAGCCCCAGTGGTGGCGGATACTATCAGTGTGCCGTTGCAGAAGCCAACGGGCATGGACCTATCGCTTATGTCGTAGAAAATGCAGATGTTCCTGAGGATTTCGATTGGGAAGCAGACGAAGTGTTCAGAGATGAACATCGCGATGTAGGTGGACCTACTCCTCTTTCTCGTGTTAGAGTTAGAAAGTTTGTTCATAACGAAGAAGAATATGAACTAGCGGTTCCAGAGAAGAGAACCTATGGCAAGAAGTTCCCCAATCTTATTGGTGCTGTCGTTGATTTCTTCAGGAAATCACAAGCTCCAGTGATGGAAAACGACCCCCAGGATGTGGACGAGTTCACTCGTTACGGCGGCTCGTATGCAGACAACACAGACGGCTCCTTGTTTAATCAGCTTTTTGACGTTGATCATTTTCGCGGTGACACTGATCACGACGCCGATGATGAAGGTGCCGAAGAAGATTTCGAAGAAGAAAACCGTGAAGAGCAATACGAAGCAGAGTGCAGCGACTATGACAATCAGTACAATGATTACGAACATGCTTACGCCGGTTATGAAATCGAAGGTGAGGGCGATAACACCTATGTCCTGATGCATGGTGGAATAACTATTCAAATTGACGATACCGAAATGGTAGATGTTCTCCCTGATTGGAGAGGGCAAAGCGAACTTTCAAGAAAAATTCAAAGTGAATTAAGTGTAAGTATAAATGATGAAGTTCAATTCGATGAGTACAGTGGCAAATTGAACGTCAGGCTAGATGCAGTTACACATGATGTTGAGCCGAACCCTGATGGTTACCGAGAATTTCTTCGTTACAATGTTAAAGAGCTTGACGATAACTATATGGAAATCTTTCGGACCATAAGAATGGTCTTGGCGCAGGAAGGAATCCTTGAAAAGAGTGGATATGCCAGCTTGCGTCTCGATGCTGAAGAACTTGAAGACATTGGAGATATGTTTAATCATTTTGATGTAGAGGTCAGCAATGATGGTGAAATTACTGTTGACTCTAAAGTGGAATCTCAGATTCCAGTTGATGCAACTTTCTTTGTTGAAAAAGAAGGAATCGGAATGGAAGATTTAGATCAGTATGACAATGGGCGAGTGCTCAAGCGCGGTGAAGCGCTTAAAAATTTCACTCGCTCTGTTAAAGCAGATGGGTTCCGACACGGTTTTTGGAAGGGAATCGTTAGCATGATTGAAGGCGCTGCAAAGCAAATGGATTTGCCAGGATTGGATGACGATGTTGAAGAAGAAGTTAGTATCAGAATGCCATTTGACACTTTTCAGATTGTTCCCATTGCATACCTTGAGAAAAAAGGAGACCAACTTTGGACTGGAAAGATTAGTCTGGACATGATTCTTGAAGGAATAGAAGAGTCTGAGGATGTTGTTATTGCCCTTAGGCTCATTAAATACATTGATGAACACTATGATCGAGTTGTCAAGTTTGCTCAACAGGAGTTCCAGAGGTTTGTCAAAAGTGTAAACGACACACTGGACGTTGTTTCGGGAATTATGGAAAAAGAAAGAATGGTTGAAGAGATTTTGAAAGAAATCGAACCATACCAAAAGGAAATGCGACGCAAGCACCCCAAGTGGAAGAAGATGACCATTGGAATGGGCGGAAACAAATCAACTGGTGGTGGACCTTTTACTGAAAAACCGTCAATGGAAAGGTCAAAGAGCGCTCCTCCAGCCGGGGAGTAAGCCATGACACAAAGAATACCACAATTAGGTTCAAAAGTTCAAATTTTTGAAGGGAAAGCTTCTGGAAGTGCCACAGGAGTTTTTCATATAGCTATTGATGAATCTGATCCAGGGATCTTGAAAATTGGAAGAGGCTCAGACCCAAAAGGAATTACTGATAGATTCCTTCAAATAGACAACACCAATCAAAGAACCGTCTTCTATCGAGACCTTGATGTGCAAGGTTCTGATGTTCTGAACGTCAACGAACTAAATGGTCTTATTGTTAGTCAAATGATGGAGGGTCCTGGCTCTTCAATCGATAATGCAATTGGTAGGTTTTCTGGAACAGGCGGGCAAGCATTTCAAAATAGCAATGTTTTTGTAACTGATGGTGCTGGATTGGGCATAAATGTTACGGTTCCTTCTGGCGGAGTAACAAATACACTCCACATTATGGACGTTAACCAGTCGAACGCACACTATGATGCTATCGCAAACCTGATTGTTGAAAACAATGATGCAAGACTTCAGATTATCTCTGAGGATGCAGGCAATCAAGCTAGTACAATCTTTTTAACGAATGTTCCTGCTTCCGGAGATAATAAACATTGGTCTCTTCATGCTCAAGGCACAAGCCGTTCAGATCGTTTCGATATTGCTTTTCAAAGAACAAGCACTGGACCGGTAACGCTTGATGGTACAACTTACTTAACCATTACGACAGATGGAAGGACTGGAATAGGAACAATAGCCCCTGACGGAACAAGCAAACTTCATCTTGCCAGCGGAAGTGCTGGTGTGGTCGTTGCCAATGGAAGCTCAGTTCTTGTTGTCGAGAGGAGTACAACTGCCTATATCTCTATTCTCACTCCGGATGCCAACAATGGTGGTGTTTTATTTGGTACACCAACAAGCGCACAACACGGCGGGATTCTGTATTTCCCTTCTTTAAACGAAATGCAGTTTAGAACTGGTCAGAACAACACTCGTATGGTAATTGAGAACGATAATGTGGGAATTGGAGACACTGCTCCAGAAGTACGCCTAACTGTTCTTGATACAGATACTGGCATAACAAACAGTGATGGTATAGTTAAAGCTACGAATTCATCGGCAACTACGGGTAAAAATATTGCAGTTCTTCGTTTTTCGGGCGATTCTACACTTGGAACGACAGATTATATGATGCAGTATTACGATAGCGCTGGACTGGTGGGCTCAATTAATCAGGAAGTTGTCTACAATCCGTTTACTGGCGGACACCTTGCTTCATTTCCTCTTAACGCCAAACATGGAGAAATAACGATTGTTGAGGGAACCTCTAGTCTTTCTCCTTTTACTGGAAGTCAATATGTATCTGGTAGTCCTGAAATCGCTGAAGGTATGGTTGTTTATTCTACTGGCAAAATGTGTTTCTCTTCTTCTATCTCTAATGCTCTTCCTGAGGTCAATATAACCTCAGCTAGTGCTGAAAAAAGGGTGTTTGGCGTATATGTTGGGTATTCTACTAGTGAATTTGCACATTGTTCTGGTTCTGAAATGTATCTTTACAATGCGGTTGGTGAGGGTGGAATTCTTGCGACAGATCAAAGCGGAAACATTTCAGCAGGCGACCTTTTGATGTCTAGTGATCGATACGGTCACGCAGTGAAGCAACCAGACGACATTATTCGAAGCTATACGATTGCAAAAGCTACAGAAGACATTGATTTCAGTCCTCTCCCTACTTCTTCGGCTTATGGATTCAAATCGAAACTTATCGGGTGTACCTATCTTTGCGGATAACTAGTTAATTCGGAGAGCCTTATGAGAATTTTCAAATTTCTTTCAATAATTGTCCTAGTATTGGGGTTGTCTTCGTGTTCCGTTTTGATTAACGGTTCTCCTTGCGGAGAGGAATATGAGCCTATTCCTGGTTATCAAAATGCTGGACAAAAAATGGTCGGAATCTATTATGATGCTGATAAGACAGCAACAGCGATGGATATGTTTTATGAGAACTGGACTGATGATTTGGGAGATTATGAAGCAGCCGAGCGTGTTTTGTCGAACACTTGTGTTGAATGGGAGCCATATCCTTGGGTTCTAGAAAGTTTGGGAACCGATGAAGATGGCGTTCCAAGGCGTGCATCTGGTCTAACTGAATCTCGCAGAGACATTCGTGTTTGGATTGGTCCGGAATCGGATGAATTTGATAGAGCAATTTGGAGAACAGCCTTTTGGCACGAAATTGTTCACTTGATGCTTTGGGATCTGTACAATGAACCAGATCCAGATCACGAAGAAGACGCTTATGTTGCTTGGGAACCAGAACACACACAAGTAATTCGCGACTGTAAAATAGAAGCACAACCTTTGGGGGTTTAGATAATGAAAGAAAGGGCAAGAATTGATGAAACAAGACTCCTAATGGAGAACTGGAACGAACACATTGTTGAACAAGGCGGCGGTCTGGCTGGTCTAAATCGTGAAAAAGTGGCTCAGCTTCTTAGGCGTCTTCGGGGAGGTGATGAAGAAATCCCGGTTGGCGATGAGGATATTGTTGGCTCAGAAGATCTTCCTGGTGGAGATGGTCCAAACGATGCGCTTCCAGCTGACGGCGCGGATGATGACAATGTTGTTGACGATGTTGACATCATCGATTCAGGAAAAGATTTATCAAGGGGCGACGTAATGGTTGTTTTAAACCAGCTTCGTAACACTGGTGGTCTTTCTTTTGAAGATTTGGGAAACGAAATTCTTAATCAGGTCCGAGACGCCATCAAAAAGACCATCGACACATTGAGCGCAAGACGGGGAGTTCTTTCAAGAGACAAAGAGCAAGATAAAGAAAATATCGAAGAAGTTGGAGGAAGAATCCTTAAGCGCCTTGAGCTTGCTTTTGAGAAGTTGTTTGAACCACAAGGTCTCGTTAACTTGCAGGAAGTTCTCAAAGTGATCAAAAACGAAGAGCGTAAGCTTCTAAACGAAGGTAAGAAGCTCACTATTACGATTAGGGGATAAACATGGGCGCCAACGACGTTGTTAAAAACTTATCCAATCAATTCTATCCATATGCTCAACAGAGGATGGGATTTGATAAACCTGCGCGCATCAAATACATAGACGATCCACAAAATGCTGAAGATCCCTTGGGAAAGACGGCATACTATGATCCTGAAACAATGACGGTTTCTGTTTATGTTGTTGGAAGACACCCAAAAGACATTCTCCGCTCTTTGTCTCATGAACTTGTCCACCACACGCAAAATTGCAGAGGCGAATTTGAAGGTGGATTGGTAGCGTCTGAAGGGTATGCCCAAAATGATGAGCACTTGAGAGGAATGGAAAGAGAAGCATATGAACAGGGGAATCTGGTCTTCAGAGATTGGGAAGACGAGGTGAAAGCCAACAAAAACAAAAAAACTAAAGGCTTGAAACTAGAAATTAGAATCAGAGGTAATAAAGAATGACTGGATTAGATAAAGTATTCGATATTCGTCGTATTAAGTTGAACAAACAGCTGATGGACAAATACGGATACAAAACAAAAGAGAAATCAACCGAGGAACCTGAGAAAGAGGAACCCAAAAAGGAGAAAGAAGAATGACGTCACCAAAACAGCGTAGAAAGCGCCGAGTCTTGCTCAAGCACTACGAAGCCAACATGAAGCCTGGAGCAGCTGTAAAGGAGGTCATTGACTCCTCAGCTGACGAAGCAGTAAAGGCTGCCGAAGAATTGGCTAAGAAAGAAGCTGCAAAAGCCAAGGCAGCTGCAACTCGCGCAGCAAACAAGAAAAAGAAAGAAGAAGAAGCTGCAAAGAAGGCAGCTGAGAAGGCTGCTGCCGACAAAGCAAAGAAAGCCGCCCAGGCAGCTGCGAAAGCTAAGACAGAAGCGGAGAAGCCCGCTGACGATTCTGTAGAGGCATCCAAAGCACCAACTGAGGAGTAAGAGTTTGTGGGGTTCAAGAATGATGGTGATTTCACCATTACAAACTACCTGAATCTAACTGATCAACATTCTGGTTCGAGTGTTGAACAGGTTCCTTTTTCTGTTGGAAACTCTGGTCCGCACACTCTTCGCGGAAGAGACAAACCGTGTAATTCATTCTCTGGTTTTGAAATGAGTGGACCAGAACCTCCCCCACCTCAACCCACATCTTTCTGGTCGATGGATGATGTGGATTTGGTGGGTTCCGTCGTTCTGGATTTGGCGGGAGCTAATGACGGAATTTTGTCGGGCACTGTTACAACAGGAGCAGTTGGACAAATAGAAGAAGCGTTTATTTTTCCGACTGGTTCTTTGGGATACGTTACGTTTGGAGACGTTCTCGATCAGACAACTGGAAGTTTTTCTGTATCAGCTTGGTTTTCTTATGACGGGATCGGCTCTGGACAAAATTCGTCACTTGTCAATAAGGGGGGCTCCTCTGTGGGCACTCCTCCTAATGCAGGCTATTCTCTTCAGCTAAGCGAGCCAGCGAACAATATTAGGTTTGTTCTCGTCGATGCGACAACTACCGTTATTGCGGCTGCGCCTTCATTACCTTCAACTGGCGCATTTCATCAAGCAGTGGGCGTTTGCGACCGAGAGAACGATGAAGTGCGTTTTTACCTCGATGGCGCGCTTCAAGAAATAACGGCAATCCCCGGCGGTTTTGGTTCTATAACCACCAATCTTCACTTTTCGTTAGCTGGACAAGATCTATCCCCAACGGCAACTCCTCCGCAAGGTTTTCTTACTGGAAGCCAGGATGAAACTGGTTATTGGGACGGCATAGCACTTTCAGATTCAGATGTTCTCAAGATTTATACATTGGGCACAAATGGTCAGAAACTAGTTAGTTAGTCCAAATAAGAGGTAAATTCGTGGGACTCAAGAATAATAGCGACTTCACCATTACAAATTTTGAGGAATTGACGAACCAACATGTCGCCACTGTCCCTCAGGTTCCTTTTTCTTTGAACAGCCCTCCTCCTGCTCCTTTGCGAGGAAGAGACAAACCAGCTGGTTCTTGTAAGAGTAAGCCGGTTGGTAAAGTTCCTCCTCCTGCTTCCATTCCCGAACAGGGCAAATGGGTAGCTTCTGGGGTTTATACTTCACCGACAACTAATTTTGATCCTGACGGACCTAATCCAATCGCGCGAACGCGAGTCGGGACGTCAGACGCATTTATAGTTAAATTTGATGAAAACAATGAAATCGAATGGGTGACCACGATCGAAGGTACCACTGGCGGTAGCATATCTCGTGTGTCGTGTGATGTCAACTCAAATGGCGAAGTGATTGGGCTATTTTATGGAATTCCACCCACCTCTGTATATGCTGTTAGGGGTCCAGACAACAATGTAACATCGTTTGAATTTAATTCTCAAGGCAGCGAGTCATTTATTATTGGCGTGTTTGCATTAGATTCTGACGGATTTCCATTGTGGACCAGAACCATGGAATTGACAGGTCCGCCTACAAATGATAACATTCAACATGTTGGATTTGATATTCATTATTTTGCTGATGGAGCGAGCGCCTTTTTAAATGGATATACTCTTTTCAGCAGTAGTAATGCAGAACCAGATTTTGATTTTGGAAATGGCTTGACTCACAGTGCTCCTTCTGGCGCTCCTTCAAGTACAACAATGTCTTGGCTTATGAAATTTGATCCCGATACAGGTACGGGTTCTATTGCTTCTTGGGATGGAGATAAAAATCATGCTACATTTTTGGATGTTAGGAGTCTTCAAGCATCTAAACCAAATGCAGCTGGTGATTTCTTTTGTGGTGGCAGATACAGAATGTTTGCAAGCGCTTCAAACAACACCATAAACATTGATGAAGATGGTCCTAATGAGATTGTAATTCCGGGTGTTGATATGTGGAATTCCCAGAATTCTTATGGCGTTCTAAGAAATTCCAATCTTGAGCCTCAGTGGGCAACTGAAGGACATGGTTCACTGAACAATGCTTGGAGTGAGATCTCTCATGCTGTTTTGGACGTTGCTTCAAACGTTTTCACAACTGGGCAAGTAACAAACAATACTTCTCCTTTCACCTACGAAAGATACCCAACCAATTTAACTGCATCTTTGACTCCGACCGAAAATTCAATCAACTTGATTAAATGGGATTCAAGTGGTAACCACATTTGGAATAAGAGAGTAGATTATAACAACAACGTTTCATCTATTACTCGCTTTGCTGGCGCTTGGCTGGGTATCTCTCCAAGTGAAGACTCGATTTACATGGGTCTTCATCATAATCAAGCAGTGTCTGCTAGCTGGACATTTGGACCGGGAGAGTCAGCCGAAGAAACTATAGGTTTTCCAGGGAACAACGGCATCGCCGCTGCCGGATTTAATTCAAACAATGGGGAACTCAAGTGGGTGAAAAAAGCTCACACTAGTGCTGCAACTGCCACCGCTGTTCTCAACAGAGTTTGTGTGTTTAAAGATTCTGGAGAAATTTTGATGGCTGGAAACATGAGAATACCCGGAGCCGAAACTATTAATTTTGGCGACGGAGTTGTTCTTACGGGAAGTGTTCCTGACGCAGACGACAACCAACCTATCGTTTGGAGGCTACAAGATAACGGAGCAAGCGCGACAACTCTATCTGTTACTAGAGTGGCTGATGGCAACACGGGCAATGCAAATTGTTTTGATGCGAAGGTCTTCTAAAACAAACTACTTATTCCGAGGTGTAAGATATGACTGATTTCGACAAGATGACAAGAAAGTTTCTTTTGGGTGAAGGAAAACCCTCAGAGCCTGGTATGATGAGTCATCTCCAGGCTCTTGAAGAGACTCTCGGAATGCTACAACCTCGCTCAAAGAGCGATACAAGGCGTGTAGAAATTGCTCGTGAACATCTGAGAGGAATGAAGCGACATTACAGGCGTGTCCAACAGGAAAATAGAAAATTGCAAGAAAAACTAGACCTTCTTGAGGAAGAAAAAGCAAATGCCAAGATCGAAGAAGATTATAGCTGAAGCCGGTGGAGCAGCAACTGCTCTAATCGATAAAAAACTGAGCCAACATCCTGATAACGCTGGTCGAGATTTGCAATACGGTAGAATCACGGATGAAGAGTTGGATTCCATCTTCCCAAAACAATTTGGAGTATTTCCTGGTGCGAATGATGACACCTACATCGGGAGAATGCTTTATGTGCTTGGGGAAAAGGGTCTAATCGACACCTCGTATACTCCAAGCTATTCATTAGGTTCTACTCGTCTTGCTGCGCTCAAACATTATGGACGCGGCTCTATCGGTTTGGACAAATACGAAACAGATGATGTCATTGCAACCGCTAGCGGCAAGAAAACTGATTACGGAGACATGGACATCGACCTCGCGTTCGTAGCAGACAAGCGAGAAATCGCTCAAGCCATTGAGGAGATTAACCCAGCAGTTTTCGCAGCTTCCCTTTCGAAAGAAGTAAATCTTGCTGTCAGGATTGGTGAGAAAGTAATTCAAATTGACCTAGTTGATGTTTCTGGAGGAAAGGACGCACAGAGCTTCCTTTGGAAGAGCAGTTTTGTCGATTTGGCTGATGGCATTAAAGGCGCTTTTTCTATCTTGTTACTTCGTTCAGTTGCAGCAGTGATGGAAATTGGACCCGAAGACACTCTTGACTCCATCGTTCAGTACGCGGAGGAGAATCCAGAGTCTGCATTTGCAAAAGATTTCAATAAAAAACTCAAACTAAATTATCATCCGGTCCACACTCGCTTTTCTCTTGGAGACAAAGGACTAAAACTCGTTGTGGATATGGAAAAGCCTAGTAAAAAGGACCCAAACAAACTCACACAGGCGAAAATCGATTTTGACCCAACCGTTCGTCAGTCTTTTGAAAATCTTGACGACCTTGCAAAAATCGTATTACAGCACAGCGCCGCAGATGCATCAACAATCTATAGTGCATCCAAATTGGCTGAGTTCGTCAAGACTCATTTTTCTCGCGATCGAATCGACCTTCTTTGGCAGTCGTTTGAGGCTGGCGTAGAGAAGAACCTTCGCAAGAAGATTGACCCTGAAGAATATGAAGTAGGCATGGCGTCCATTGGAAAGACTCTAGGCAAAGAATGGTCACCTACAGCATCCTCTCTGAACGAGGGTCGTGCAGCTATTGGACGTTTCGTAGGCAAAAACAAGTTCACCAATAAAAATATGATGCTCCTTCTTCGCGCCTTGGTTAAAGAAACCGGGAACGAAGGGAATCCAAGATTCAGAATCGACATGGGAACCTCTCCTGTGGTCGACATGGTAGAGAAGATGGACTCTACCTTTGCGAACTTTGGCGTTGATGCGAATGGCGAATTTTTTATGGAATCAAGCAACAGTGGTCCGGTAACAAAAGACGTTGCTGAAGAAAGGTTTGGTTTCAATCCTGATTTGTACGAATCTTTTAAGTGGCTTTCGAATTCAGAAGCTTTCCAAACTTCAATGCAGAAGATTTTCAAGACAGTTGGACCTTTCAAATATGATGCAGAACTGTTTCCTATTCTTACTCACAAGGGAGATGCAGCTGGGAACGTCATTTTTGTTGGTACTCCATACTCTAAAGATAAGATGGGTGAGTTCGGAGGCTTTGTTGTCTTCAAGACACAACTTTGGAACGATGATGAATTGAGTTGGTATCGACCCGGTCCTGAAGAGAACGTGACCATGACCTCGCTCATCAAAAAGGCATCTTTTTCGGACAAGTGGGCAGGAGACTGGAGAGTCTACACCAACGAAGAAGACATGAAACACAACGTTAAGCTTGATATTGAACTTGACCCAACGCTTGTTGAATACTTGGGTAATGATGAGAAATTTGTACAGGGTCTAGAGGCGGTTACTTCTCGGAAGAAAACTCCTGAAAAGGAGGAGTTATTGTTTTCGTTGAATCGCGTGCGGGAGGTTCTTCAAGACAAACTTAATACATACGCTGCTACTGCAAATTCTGTACTGGGAGATGATGACTCCTACATCGAAGGCGTGGTCCTTCGAATCAAAGAGGCTGGTGGCGACATTTTTGAAGTCAAGGGCACTTCACCCAAATTCGATGAGAAGAAAGACCAACTTTGGGCTGAGCGTGTCAACATCCTTAATCTTGAAAAACAACTTGAAAACAGAATGATGCTTGAGGTCTTGGAATTGAAGACCGCACACCCAGCCACACTCAACAAGGCAGTCAGGCAAGTGGCTGAAACCTTCAGCGCGCAAGCGGAAGGGGACGATGCCAAGGTTGAATTCATTAAAGAACTTCTACCTGTGATTAGTGATAAAACAACAGGGTTCAACAAGGTTAAGCCAGCCGCTATTTCACTCCTTAACGAGATCCAAACTTCATTTGAGGCAATCCAAGCGAACTTTGAACAAACTAAGGATGAATTGGACGTCGATTCGGTGCGGAAAACCTACGAATTCCTCACTGGAACTGGTGAAAAGATTGAAAAGTTCAAAACTGCAATTAAAACAGACCTCGAAAGCATGTCTTTCTACGTCTATATGATTGGGTTGGTTATTGGACATAGAATTGATCGTTTTGTAACCTTCGGGAAGAGAGAAACTCCTAAAGACGATGTCGAACATCCAAAACTCATTATTTGGAACGGCAGAGCACAACCTTGGCACAAGGGACATGACGCCATGGTTCAAAAAGGCAAATCACTGCTTGGTCAGTTGGGTGCTGAAGTTGTCTATATCATGATTGTGAAAGGGGGCAAGGCATCTGGAGACAAGTCGACTAATCCGCTCTCGGAAGAAGAACAGATTGAGTTAATTTCTACGATTTACAGTAACGACTCACAAGTAGTGGTCCACCCTAAGGCTATTTCAAGCTCGTTCATAGGTGTTATCGCCAATGTGTTGTACAAAACTGGAAATCAAGTTGCTGGCTGGCTTGCGGGAGCCGATCGCATCAACGATTACCGCAAAATGTTGAAAAAATTTGATCCAAACAAGTGGGAGGGCGACCACACCTACGTTCCGTTTGATGTAGACGAAACTGGAGAGTCAACCGTAGCCATGATCGAGACTCCGCGCGTTATGAGCGGCACAAAAGCTCGCGAATTGGCAAATCAGGCTGAAGTTTCAGAGTGGATAGATGCTGTTGCGCCCGACAATATTGATGAAGCTGCTCAACAGGCATATGTCGAGGTTTATGAGAGACTCAGGAACCCTGAGCTTTCTGAAATTGTATTTGACACGATTAAAGAGATGTCATCAGCCGCTGGTGGTGCTGTCGGAGGGTATGCGGGCACAATGAAGGACCCAGATGCCGACGATGGCACTTTAATCAGAGAAGATGAGCTTGAAGAGGGTCTCCCAGGTTTTGTTGCAGCTGGTTCGGCAGCAGGCTCCAAAAGGGATGACGACAAACTACTTAATCCAGAGGGAGAAGAAATGGATCGCGAAACATTCATGCAAGAAACGATGCTTCGGAAGTATATCCGTCGTGCAATTAGCATTGTTGAAGTAAAGAACGAAAAACAACGAATTTTGCAAGAAAACAGCGTCCGCAAATACGTTCGCAAGCTTATTCTTGAAGCTGAAGAGGATCACCCTCATGATTCGACAGGAATCAACGTTTTGGAAGATCTTTTGAAGAAAATCGTTCCTGTGTTTGAAAAAGACTACAAATCACTTACTACTGAGCCAGGACAGCGTCAGTCTTTCCGTGCTCACATCGTGAATGCTGTCCAAAACTCGCTAGCACCTTCTAGGGCTGAAATTAGTGCCAGCCCTGATCAACCTCCTGCTCCAGCAGTTGGCATGACCGAACAGGAAGACGAAATTGAGATGGATATCCCTACTGAAAGGGATCTTGATCCTAAGTTCATTGACATTGAGCCAGAAAAGAAGACAGAACCAGAAATACCTCCAGAAGAGAAGTTTGGAATCTCAGGTGAGGATGAAACTGGGCGCAATGTTGCTATGAAGAGTTGGGATCAGGTCGAAACAGCTGTAATTGATTCATTTAATGTTCTTTCCAACGCTCAGGATAGGGAATTGTTCTACGATTATCTAATCACCAACTTGAAACTCTATTTCGACAAGTTCGAAGAGGAGCTTTCAGCTGGCGTTCGGGAACCTGAGTCTGAGATTTACCAGCAACAACAGGCAGGTGGAGACGATTTAGGCGGTCAACCACCAGCACCTGAAATGAGTGTCTAATTTGTTCTTCTTGACAGATCGTGTTGAGTGTGGTAGATCTGTTACTTGATCACAGACAAACAATTTGATCTATTGATCTACTAGAACTACTGATCTAGTGTAACACTGATCTATATGTCAGTCAAGGAGTAACAGTGAGCATCAGAGATGATTATGAAGAAATCGGAGCATCAATTGGAAGACTCGTACAAGAAAAGCAAGCCGCTTACGGGGATTCGTTTAACAGGGCTTGCGAAATTCTACGTGTGCTATATCCTGAGGGCGTCACACCAGATAAGTATCGCGATTTCCTAGCCGTTACGAGAGTAATCGATAAGCTATTCAGGATCGCTACAGATAGAGACGCACTTGGTGAAAGCCCATGGCGCGACGTGATGGGGTATTCTCTCCTTTCTGTCGCACATCCGGAAGAAGAGACCACAAACAATATTGTACCACCTGTTCCTGTTGAATATGTGAATGTTTCTGTTGATTTGTCTCAAAAATTAACAACACCTGTTGACGACAACGGATCGCCAGGGATTTCATCCGAAGTAGCTAAAAGGTTAGAGGAAAGCGGGCACTTAAAGCCTGCTGGCGTAACTGTAGAACAACAGACTATAGCTGACATGGTACCTGGAAATGGCTTGGACTCCTAAACGGAGAAGAAAAGGCAAGAACAAGCATTATTCAGTAGCGAAGCTGTTGAGGCGTCAGAAAAAAACTTCTCCTCAATTTGAAATAATGCTGAACGGTTTGTCTCTTGAAGAGGTAATCGCCTTGAAGTTAGAGCTTGCCGCTCAGGCTTCAGGGTCTCCTCTTTATGGCGTTCCTATTTGGAAGAATTTGATTACAATTGTGAGGGATGCTGTTATCAAATATGCTCTCTCTGCTACGCGCACCAAGAAAGAGGCAGCTAGGTTTTTGGGCATGGATGAAGCAGGGTTTTGGCGTAGGCAGAATTACTACCAGACTGAGAGTTACTTCTCAGAAGAAAAAAAAGATGAGAAAGATCTGTAGATCGTCTCTTTTTCTGGTCCGTTTAAGTAGGAGAAGGCATACTTACCTTCAAGCGAGAGGAAACTCTAAAAAGAAAATGAATAAAATGCAAGGTTTTTCTGGATTTAGCTCAACACAGGTCGTAGGATCGGTGGAAGGCATGAGTGCGATCATTGATGCCACCGGACTAGAAACATAACCCCTTGAATTTTTTCGCTAAATGCGCTTACAACCGAAAATTCAAGGGACTCGACAAGAGTCCTTTTTTATTGGGTACTTAGAGAAACGCCGAAACAGGCTTGACAGATCAAAATCGGGCTGCTATGATGCCCAAATCGAATTTGAAAGGATGTGAACATGACACAGTTTATCGCGTTTCCAAAAATCAAGCAGTTCAAGGACGTCGTGCATAATGTTCGTCATAAGGCACGATTCCAGGGACTAAACGAAGAGACAGGCGAGCCGATTTATGATCATCTTGCTGCTCTTCCGAAGCTAGGGTTCCGAGGAACCGTCAAGCTTCACGGTACAAATGCTGCTGTTGTCCTCCATCCAAATGGAGAAATTGTAGCGCAGTCTCGAAAGAGAGTCTGTACCATTGAGAACGACAACGCTGGATTCGCAGTGTTCGTTCATGGAAGGATTGAAAAGTTCGAAAGGCTTTTCGCTGAGGTTTTCCTTTCTCTTGAGAGGAAGGGAGATAAAGTTGGAGACAATCCAGTTGCCATTTATGGCGAGTGGTGCGGAAGCAACATCCAAGGCGGGGTCGGTCTAGCAGAACTTCCTTCGAAGAGATTTGTTGTCTTCGCTGTCCGAATTGGTGCAGAGGAAGATACCCGATGGGTGAACATGGAGGATTTCGATCGTCTGCCATCGGACCCGGATGCTGAGATTTACAACATTCTTGAATTCCCCGTGTGGGACAAGATTGTAGATTTTGACCAGCCTGCTTTGGCTCGGAACGACATGGTGGACATTACTCTCGCTGTAGAGGAGGAATGTCCGGTTGCGAGAGCTTTTGGAGTAGAGAAGGGAACAGGAGAAGGTGTAGTTTGGCAGTGCGTTGAGCCAGGGTTTGAAGATTCAGGTTTCTGGTTCAAGGTTAAGGGAGAGAAACACAGTGTTTCTAAGGTGAAGACTCTGGCTCCGGTTGATCCGGAGAAGATGAAGAATGCTCAGGAGTTTGTTGATTCAACTGTCACTGAGAATCGTCTTGTTCAGGGAATTCAGACTCTTCAGGAAATGGGAGCAGAGCTTTCAATGAGGAGTACAGGTGTTTTCCTTAAGTGGGTGTTCGAGGACATTATGTCTGAGGAAAAAGATACCTTGACAGCTTCGTCTCTAGATGCTAAAACAGTTAGCAAGCCAATTTCCGAGAAAGCTCGAAAGTGGTTCTTTAAATATCTAGAGGAGAATCTATGAGACTGCAACCAATCTTCGGAGAGTTCCAGAGAGACGGTAAAAACAAAAATGGGTTGACCATGTTCAAGTGTTTGCACTGCGGACGAAGGTCATCATGGGCAAAGAAAGAACATGGTCACCCTGAAAAGGAAGAAGTACAAGAAGAAGAGATAGCAGAGGAGTGATGCCCGTAAAGTGTTAAGTGGCTCGGCATACTGGTTTTGTACTCCGGAGGAAATGGGTTCGAGACCCATCACGGGCTCCAGCTAGTAGTCTACATGGTTCCTACTTTAAAAAGAACCATAATCATGGGGATGACCCGGTTTCGACAGGGCAAGGAGGACAATTCGCGCAAGGAAGCCAGCCAACGAATGCTTTGATCAGCGTTGGAAAATATAACTGCAAACGACAATGTCGAACAGTTCGCTCCTATTGCTCTAGCAGCGTAGAAAGCTGGGCGTCAACAGCCTGGGAACAGAAAGTTGGAAAACCGTTTGTTTTAGACCTCTGCTTAGATACGTTTATGCAAACAGCAGACTAGACACGACACTTTGAATGTCGACTGCTATATCAATTTATTGGCTTGCCAATATGATGTCTAACAACCAAAAGCTGTCAGTAGCTCAAACTGAATAACCTTGTAAGAATGTGAATTGTGTGATATGTTTTGGACGCGGGTTCGATTCCCGCCGTCTCCACCAGAGCGAAAGCCCGCCTACGTAGGCTTGACAGTCGGAGAGACGACACTTTGGGGAGAGAGTCCAGCTGGTGACGGCGCCTCTTTTACAAGGAGATTTCGCAGGGTTCGATTCCCTGTCTCCCCACCAGTAAGTACGCCGGGCGGGATTGACTATCGTCCAGCCCCAAGCCTAGTCAGCAGAAGGGTCCCGGTGTGCCGTTTTCATTGAAGAAAAAAACATCAGACAAAGGCTTGACAAGCACAAAATGATCTGATAGAATGTCTAAACCGAAAGGGAGAAAGAGAAATAATAGGAAATGGTTGTGAATGCGAATGGTGAGCAGATTCATTGTCAATGAATTGGGAGTGGGGTCAGTACCCATCACAATCGCCAACAGTTCTGTAAAGGAAAGCAGAACGAAGGAGAAGGGTCGCGACAGTTGCGAGTAAGGTGGATTAAGTTCTGAAGCCGAGAAAGCACTGCCTTCTTCAGGGACACATAACAACAGCCGCCACGAGGCGTGTCCTGGGTAACGCCAATGTTGTTGAAAACTGGTTATGGGCTAGTGGCGCAATTGGGAGCGCATCTGCTTTGCACGCAGGGGGTTGTGGGTTCGAGTCCCATCTGGTCCACCAGTGAAAAGGTAGATTCCTTCGGGTTTCTATTGAAGTAGTCGGCTGTGGAGTGCCGCAAGCCTCGAAAGAGGGTATACGTCTATCCCGAGTCCAGGGTGAAGGCGGGTTGAAAGACCAAATCTCCACACAACGGCAACTCAGTCCCTTAGCGGGGATAGCAACTGAGTGATTCCTTCGGGAGTCAGTCTCATTATGAGGCACACACCGTTGTAGTCCGTGCAGTTGGCGCTGCTAAGGAAGTTAGTGTGAATTGTGTCCCGCCAAGGCGCAATGATCGGCAAAGCTTGTGGTATTGTTCGTGGCTCGCAAGGTTACGGGCGAATACCCCTCAGATTACAAGTGTTAGGACAACCAACAATTTTGACTGTTGTAAGGTTAAGGTCTGAGAAAGTGTGATTCGTTGAGCTACACCACGCGAGTGGGAGATCAGCAAACACTGGTCATGGATGAAGTGTCGTACAACACGAATTCCAAGAAGAATCACATGGATAAGAGGTTGCACAACCCTCAACATAATTCCCTAGCAGGAAATGTGTGGTTAAAAGTTGCTAACTCTTTACACAGGAGTGGTTTCGTGGGCATTGGGTCCCTGATAGCAACACGATTCGGCTGGAGCCTTGCCGAGTTTCTTTATGGGCTATGGGACTGCCTGGGGTGGTCACCTCGCTTGCACCGAGGATAGCAGCAGGGTTCGAGTCCCTGATGGTCCACCAAAGGTAGCGGCTGTGCCGCTCGTGTATCCCACGTAAAAGGTAGTCTTAATTCATGGGCGATATCCCATGGATGGCGATTGGACGCCGGATTTGATCCCTCATTCTAGACAGAGGAGGACAAGGCGTGACCTAGCCGTAAGGGAGAGTCCTTCGGGATTTGGGATAGTAACTCAGTCAGGTAGAGTGTTACTGTGACAAGGTAGAAGCCACTGGTTCGAATCCAGTCTGTCCCACCAGCGCGTCTATGGAATCCATGCCGGGGACGGTACCAGCGCGCACCATGACGCTTTAACGGATGCGTTAGCCTAAGGGAAGAAAATTGACTGGTCCCGCGTTTAGTTACAGTCAATCCGTTATTTATGCGCCTGTATCCAAGTCAGGTCCAAAGGAACTCGCCTGATAAGCGAGCGCAATTGCTTCATAGGTTCAAATCCTATCGGGCGCACCAGAGAGGTACCGGAAAACCTCGTAAAACACCGGATTTTCGAAGGAGAAGGAGAAGGAAATGGAAGACGATTTTACATATGGGGAGGTAGCTGATGTGGTCTTAGCGCTCGGTTGAAGCCCTTGAGATGTCGGTTCGATTCCGACCTTCCCCACCATTTTTTGTCTATAGTGAACGATGGACGTTCAGAGGTCTCATAAACCTCCGAGAAATCAGCACTGGTTCGATTCCAGTTATAGGCACCATGCGGGGTAGAGAAGCGGTTGGGTGCTAAAACACCCTTAACTCATTGGGCTCATAACCCGAAGAACGGAAGGTTCGAATCCTCCTCCCGCTACCAAAGAGACGAATGACACGATGCACTCTATAAAAAGCGGTGTCTTAATGCGGGTTGGTGTAGCGGCTAGCATGCTGGGTTCATGTCCCAGAGCCGGGGGTTCGAGTCCCTCATCCGCAACCATTTTTGCCTTGACAAGCTGGTCTTGATGAGGTATGGTCTAGTTAATATGTGGCGTGGTCGTCTAGCGATCTAGGACCCTTGGTTTTCACCCAAGATAACGTCGGTTTGAATCCGTCCCACGCTACCACTAACTGGAGAAAGAAAATGGATGATTTGAGTATTTATCACCTCGAAAGAGGAATTCGCATGCAGAAGGTTGAGGCAGAAGCCAAGGAACTTCTGAAAGAATACGCAGAAGTGCTTGAAACTTCCAAGCCCGAAATCAAGAGTAATTTGAATGAATTCGCTCTTGAAGAGGCGGGAATTGAATTGACCAATGTCGTCATTTGGGACCAAGGAACCATCGACGTTGAGTTTGGAAAATTTGTAGGAGAAGATCCTTGTTCTATTTCTCGTTTCTTTTCCCTTTAAGGAATAATCATGTTTAGATGTCTTATAGAATACCCAGATGAGATTCAATCCCAGCAACCGCTGTGTGTTGCATTCTGTAGGGGTATGGTCTAACTGGTAAGACACTTGACTTTGAATCAAGCCGATGGGGGTTCGAACCCCTCTACCCCCGCCATTGTTGCCGATTAGCCAAGTGGACTAAGGCGGGAGACTCTGAATCTCTTATTCGTGGGTTCGAATCCCACATCGGCTGCCAATATGAACAACATTGCAAATCTAGAAGAATTTAGGAAAAGAATAGGTGAAACAAGTGAAGTTGAAGACGAAGAGGAAGTACGGACGCTCTCGGATGAGCAAATTGAGAGAATTCTCTACTCGACTATCGAAGGAAGAGAAGAAATGCCTTCGGAAGAAGAAATGGTTGCTGTTCTAGTGTGGGCTCACCACACGACAGTCAGAACAGGAATGTTGAATTTGATTTACGAAGGTGAGCTAAATGTCCGTTGGGACGAAGAGAATGAAGATTTGATTGTAACTGCGAGGGAAGAATAAAATAGGTATGGTAGTTGTCCGGCATGGACGAGGACACCGGTTTGAACCCGGCTGCGGCTTAATCTCCGTCAAGAGTTCGATTCTCTTAGCTACCGCCACATGGACAGATGGCAGAGTCAGGCTTATCGCACTTCCCTGCTAAGGAAGCGTACCTGTGATGGGTACCGAGGGTTCGAATCCCTCTCTGTCCGCCACGTTAGCAACGACATAGCTCTGCAAGAGGTAAGCAGTCAAACCTCCGCATGCGTCGTCGGTCTCAATGGTGGGACATCAGCCTTCCAAGTTGAATATCAGATGGGTTCGATTCCCATACGGCGCTCCAACAAACTCACTGTACAGGTTGCAAACTGTACAACGAGCCACCACTGGATCCTTAAGTTGTACAAATGACGTGGTGGGTTAGGAAAGTTGGCGTAGTTTAATGGTAAAACGCCCGCGAAGGTGGGAGATATGGGTTCGACCCCCGTCGTCAATGGACCTTTCATTTTTTTGCGGCAGAGTGTCTATGGTTGACTACTTCCTTGCCAAGGAAGACTTTGCGGGTTCGAATCCCGTCTGCCGCTCCAGCGCATGAGGCACAGTCCTGTGACAGTGAGATCAGGGACCTGACCCAGGGAGACCTCAAGGGTATTTTGCCGATATAGCTCAGTCAGGCAGAGCACTTTCCTGGTACGAAAGATGTCATCGGTTCGAATCCGATTATCGGCTCCATTAAACAACAGAAAGAGATGTGCTATTGTGAAGTTCTTAACCTGTGAGGGGATATGATTGAATCTGGCAACACGCAAGCTCAGTTCAACATGGTCAAAGAGGCTTTGTTGGATGCTCTTGTGAAAGAGAAAATGATGAAGCAAGAAGTTGCTGACGCTCTTAAAGAAAATTACGCAATTGTTTTGACCAAAAGAAGTTGGCTAGGAAAGTTTATAGACAAACTTGTTTTTGGAAACAACGATAAAGACGAATTCAAAATTGTTGTGGTAAGAATCGTCAAGTGAAAATACTTGTTTGCGGCGGTCGCAAATACGATGACCAAGAGCATGTTTCTCAGATCTTGGATATGATTCATGAAGATTACCCAATCACTTGTGTTGTACATGGAAACGCCACGGGCGCAGATTCCTTTGCACAAGCTTGGGCGATAGCAAGCGGCATCAAAGAAAAACCCTATCCAGCTGATTGGGACAAGTGGAAGCACGCAGCAGGTTCCATCCGGAATGCTGAAATGTTGAGAGACAATCCAGACATCGAATTGGTCGTTGTATTTCCTGGCAACAGGGGGACCAACGACATGAGAAAGAAAGCAGAACGGGCTAAGATTCAAACTATCTGCCCATAAAGGAGAAACAATGGAAGAGACAGAAGTTCAGACTCCAGGCAAGCCTTGGAAGAACGCGGCGTATCGTGCCACTTTCGAAGAAGCTGACGCTATTCGAAATGAGCGGCTTCAAGAAGAGGGAACCCAAGCAAAGGTCAAGTGGATGCCTTCAATGAATCAGTTCGCCGTAAAAGTGCGGAGGGACCCAATCGTTGAAGCGACCGAGAAGCTAGTTATGAAGAAGAACAAGAAGAGAAAGAAGTAAATGCCCAAAACCTACAAGCTTGTCCTATCCGGTTCTGGTACTCGCTACCCCTGCTTCATTGGCGCTATCAAGCGCCTCCTTGAGGAAGGAATCGAGATAGATGAAGTTTGTGGTACATCCGGTGGGGGTATTATCGCTGCTGGGTTAGGTTGGAAGTACGACAAGGAAAACCCTCTCGACTCTATTGCTTTTCTCGAAAAGATGGCTTTGGATCTGATGCCTGGGTCTCTTTTGGATCCTCACTGGTTCGATTTCGCACTTTCATTCAGGTGGAGGAACCTTTTTCAGGGATATGGATTCAATCCGCTGAATTTGTTTAGGAAGAATAAGGAAGTATTTACCCTTGATCCGAAAAAGATGGTGCTTACGCGAAATACCAATGGCATTTTCAAGGGTGATAAGATACTTAAAGAACTGAGGAAGAATCTTCCGAAGGATCTAGAACTGAGAATTCCAGTCACGATTGTGACATACAACAACAACTGGAAGAAAGCAACGTTCTGGAGGTTAGAGAAAGATGGTGATTTGTTGTCGACTCTTGTTCGAGCGACCCTTTCACTACCCATCATTTTTGATCCAGTTTTGATCGGAGATGATATTCACACAGATGGTGGGGCAACCGCAAATTTCCCACTTGACGTATTTGGCGAGGATGCAGACGTGATTGGATTGACATTCAGTGGAGTAAAAGCTACCAGGACTGAAATTGATGACAAGATCGATATTGCACAAGCCAACATTGATGGAATGATGCTAGCAACCATGAACGAAGATATTCGGGATGCAGGTAACCGCTCGCGCGTGTGTAGGATACGTACCAGACACGCGGGTCTTAATTTGAGGATGACTCAGAAAGAAGTAAAAGACCAAATCAGAGAGGGTTATGACAGTGTATCTAAGTGGTTGGAAAAGCAGCAGTTCTAAGAACTACCATTCAGTCTTGACAGGAGCTAGGCGATCTGCTATGATTGCTATATGACTTATTGCGTGCCGTAGTGTCTGGTGACCTAGGGAGCCTTATGAGTCCTGAAGGCGGGTTCAACTCCTGCACGGCATACCAGAAAGGAAAAAAGAATGACTGATTTGGAATCTTTGAAGAATATGCTCGATAGGGCTGAGATTGAATGGAAAGAGGAGAAGGTTGAAGACCAAAATGCTGAGCAATGCACAGAACTTTATGTTGAGCAAGGCTATGCTGGGTTCTACACATGTTTTGAGTTTGATAAATATGGAAAACTTGATGATGTAGGAGCTTACGAATGAGCGCTCAAGATGTGAAAGCGAAGACAGACCGAAAATATTTGGTCCAATATTACAAGAAGCCAGAGTGGATTTTTAGTCCAATGGACAAAATTCAAGGAGGATTCAAGAGACCGGAAGATGCAAGAAAGGCGATGGAGAGTGTGATGGTTTTTCACAACGATTTCGCAGGACTGCATTATCGGTTGGTAGAGAGGACGACAATTATTCTTGACGAACCTCTTGACAAATTCGACAAGGGGTGGTAAAATGAAATGGGTTCTTGTTTTGGTAGCGATGTTGACCGTTGGTTGTTCGCTGCCCAGGCTGATGTCTGAAGACATGCCAGTCAGTGACTCGAAAAAGCAGTGCATGGAGTTGGCAGAGCTAACGTGTGCAAAAGCAGAAACGTGTCACGATTTGTTTGACTGGAACGATTGTATGTTGAGTATGTATACAGCTGTTTGTATACATGTTGACGAAGTGGGACCCGGATACATGGATTGCTACAGAGCAATTAGTAGCATGGAGTGCGGAGGACAAGCCGATGAATCTTGTTCAAAAGCGTTCATCCAAAGGGTGAGTACAAAGGAGTTGGAAAATGAGTCATAGAGCAAAGCACACGAAATCACGCCGACGACGAAAGGTCGGTAGCAAGAAGCGACGCCTCAAAAAGAAGAAGCGTAAGCGGTAATGATTTTTCATCTGATGGATGTGCAGATGGTAGTGGCGCAAATGGGACAGCAAGCTGCTATTTTTCCGGATTTTAGTCCGTTGGAAGCGTGGTTTTTGTTTAACTGCGTCCTACCATGTGCGAATTTGATTACTTGCTGGGGTCTGTGTGATCCGTTTGGTTTGTTTTCATAATAGGTATGCGCTTATATACCCTCTGGCTACGAACCAGTAGAAAGGTTAATTGGATACATGGGGGTTCGAGTCCCTTTGAGCGCGCCAACTTGCTCTTAGCTGAGGTGAAATAGCGTCGGACTGTTAATCCGGAGACGTGGGTTAAACTCCCACAGAGTAAGCCAAGGGGGCGATAGTGTAACTGGTAAGCACGCTTGCCTGGACCCAGGAGCTAAACTGATAGGAACAGTCAGTTAGGTGCGAGAAGATTGCAGGTTCGAGTCCTGCCGCCCCCACATATCGATAAGAGGTGTGAAGCTATCGAGCCACCGAATTGCAACCTCGGTCAAAGCAGGTGAGAGTCCTGTCTTATCGTCCAAATCAAAAGGAGATGTTTTGAAAATCTATCTAGCTGGTCCAATTTTTCAATCGACAGATGAAGAGGCGAAGGATTGGCGAGAATATGTGAAAGAATATTTGACTCAGGACAAGTGTTTTGATCCGATGGATAGAGACTATCGAGGCAAAGAAGATGAATCAGTTGAGGACATTGTTCGAGGTGACAAAGACGACATTATGTTTAGTGACGTGGTGCTTGCGAATGTGAGCAAACCAAGTTCTGGAACAGCTATGGAGATTTACTTTGCTTGGGATTGGAACATTCCAGTGATTGCAGTTGTCAAAGGTAGAGTTTCACCGTGGATTAGATATCACTCAACCTATGTGGTCGAGACGGTGGAAGAAGCTCTTGAAAAGATTGAAGAGTTTCGAAAATAGGTTTATGCGTCAGTAACCGAGGGGAGCTTCTAACTCCTTATCCGTAATCGGAGTTGCAAATGAGGGTTCGAATCCTTCCTGGCGCGCCATTTATGCGCACGTAACCGAGCCTGTCTTCGAAACAGGTAATCGTAATCGGAGTTGAAAATGGGAGTTCGAGTCTCTCGGTGCGCGCCATTTGCCCCTGTAGTTCAGTTGGATAGAATAGTGGTTTCCTAAACCGAAGGTCGGGGGTTCGAGTCCCTCCAGGGGCGCCAATTTTTAGGTTGACAAAAAGAGTTCATTGTGTTAGAGTCCTCTTAACAAAAAACAAAAGAGGAAAAAAAGAAAATGGATAAGATATATTTTACGTCCGATACGCATTTCGGGCATACAAACATTCTGAGGTTCGGCAAGGGTCGTCCCTTCGAAGATATTAACGAGCACGACGAGATGCTCATCAAAAACTGGAACGACAGGGTTGGACCAGGAGACAGGATTTACCACCTGGGGGATTTCTCGATGAGCAACCCGGAAAGGATTCGCTCAATTCTTGAAAGACTGAATGGTCAGATTTTTATCATTCGTGGCAATCACGACAAAAATCTGAGGGGGGATAAAACCCTCAACCATGTGATCTGGATTAAGGATTACTTCAAACTGAAGGTACCAGATGAGGGCACTGTGACGGGAAAGCAGGAAATCGTCCTGAGTCATTTTCCGTTCGAAGTGTGGGATAAGAGACATTATGGCTCTTGGCACCTACATGGACACTGTCACGGAAACCTGCCTAGCCCTGAGTGGCAGCCCAGGTTGGATGTGGGAGTTGATAATTGCAACTTTGCACCCATTTCGTATGAAGAAGTGAAGAAGGTGATGAAGGCAAAGACATTTAAGCCTCTGGATCACCATTCAGACAAAAGGAAGGGAAAGAAAGATGTGTATTGATACTTTAAAAGGTAAGAACGTTGAGATTAAGTTGTGGTCGCCGGTTCATGATGTTGAATCGTCTGCTCTTGATCAGCTGAAGAACATTGCCGCCCTTCCGTGGGCGTTTCATCACGTCGCTGTAATGCCTGATGTACATTATGGCAAGGGTGCGACTGTTGGTTCGGTTATTGCAATGAAGGACGCTGTTTCACCAGCTGCGGTTGGCGTTGATATCGGGTGTGGTATGGCTGCGGTCAAGACCAACCTGACTGCAAACGATCTTCCTGAAAACCTACGCAAGATTCGTCGAGAGATTGAAGCAAGCATTCCTGTTGGTTTCAACTCTCACGATGCTCCCGCACTTCTGAAGAGTCAGCGAACTGAGCTTTTTGTCAATGAATTCTCGTCCCTTCACAAGGGAGTTCAGCGTTTGCAGGACAAGGCATTGAAGCAGGTTGGAACGCTTGGTGGAGGTAACCACTTTATTGAGTTGTGTCTCGACACCGAGGGCAACGTATGGATGATGCTTCACTCTGGTTCGCGTAATATTGGGAAGTCTTTGGCAGACATTCACATCACCAAGGCAAAGGAGTTGGCTCACAACCAGCACTTGCCAGACCGTGATTTGGCTGTCTTCTTGGCTGGAACTCCAGAAATGGAAGAATACAGGCGAGATTTGTATTGGGCACAGCGTTACGCGCTGCTGAACCGAAAGACAATGCTTCACATCTATCGTGGAATTATGAAGAAGTTCTTTCCACAGGTAACGTTCGAGGAAGCGATTCATTGTCACCACAATTACGTTTCTGAGGAGACTCACTTTGGTGAGCACGTTTACGTAACTCGAAAGGGAGCAATCTCTGCCGGGGCTGGGACTCTGGGAATTATTCCGGGCTCCATGGGAGCGAAGAGCTTTATTGTTGAGGGTCTTGGAAACCCAGAGTCATTTGAATCAGCGTCTCACGGTGCTGGACGAAAGATGTCTCGTGGAAAGGCGAAGAGAACATTCACTACGGATGATCTTGAGTCCCAAACTTCAGGAGTCGAGTGTCGAAAGGATCAGGCTGTTGTTGATGAGATTCCAGGTGCTTACAAAGACATCGAACAAGTAATGGAGAATCAGAAGGATTTGGTCCGTGTCGTAGCGGAGATCAAGCAAGTTTTGTGCGTTAAAGGTTGAAACATCTTGACGCTTGAAGGGGTAACAAACTACTTACTGTGACATGAAAAAATGTTACAAATGTAAGCAAGAGTTGCCCCTTTCTGATTTTCCCAAGAACAGTGGTAAAAAAGATGGTCTAGGTACCGAGTGCAGACCATGTAGAAAAGTTTATCTAAAATCCTACTATGCCAAGAATCGCGAGAAGATGATTGAGCAGAACAGTAGACGAGGTAAGGAAAGACATCGAGAAGCCAGACAAAAAGTCATGCATCACTATTCCGGTGGTACGATGGTGTGCGGTTGCAAAGGGTGCGAAGAGTCACATGAAGAGTTTCTGACTATCGAGCATATCAATGGTGGTGGAAATAAAGAACGAAAAGAATTCAAAGGCGCCAGAACCTTCTATGAATATCTTGTGAAAATGGATTACCCAGATGGTTTGATGGTGCTGTGCTACAACTGTAATTGTTCAAAAGGGGCTTTCGGATATTGCCCACACGAAAGGGAGAAAACATGATTACTGAAAAACAGGCTAAGGAATTTTCTGAAGCCACGAAAGTCTATCAAGAGTTGAAGATTCCGATTGCTCAGAGAGCAACAGAAATCGCTCGTTCCGTATGCGATCTTTTGGTTTGGAAGAAGGAGAAAGTAATGGAGGATTCTGAAGCGTATGGTGATGTCCAAACCTATGAAGATGGGCTTGGAAACATTATTCAAGATGTATCAGTTGAGGGAGAGAACACGTTTGTTACTCATTGGTATGAAAATTGTATGGCATATTTGGATCCGTTGACTGTATCGTTTCCCTCTGAATATCTTTGGAATCAAGAAAAGTTTCATCAAGAGATTGGTATTCCTCTCAAAGTGTTTGAAGATGAGTTTGACAAGAAACAAAAAGAAGAAGGAGCGCGGTATAAAAAAATTCAAGAGCAACGTGATCGTGAGCAATACGAGAAATTGCAAAAGAAATTCGGTACTTAGACCCTACTACTTTTTGCACTTGACAGCCTCCGTGCGACATGCTATTATGATCGCACGGAGGTTTCTTTTGATCACTGAAATGAATTTTAGCGAAGAAAATCCCTGTCCCACTGTAGAGTGGCACAAGGAATATGATGACGAAGAATATGAGGTAGCGATGGAGAAGCTTTTGAGCTTTTGCGGGAGCGAGGGAATTACTGTAGAATCAGGTTATTCTGAGCGCAGTTTTTTTCAACCAGACGAAAACCTTTTGTTTATTTCAAATAGGTTTGGTCCCAAGAAGATGTACTTCAAGCTCCTACACGAGATTGGGCATGCTCTTGTCTCACGCGATCTGAATCTTATTGGAGAGCAAGATCCGATTGGATTCTTCCTCAACTATCCTGGCTATGTCGGAAAGAATGGCATGCCGCACAAGGTTGGAGGTAAAGCGAGGAAAGCAGATTACAGTCGGTATATGATTTCTTTGATTCATGAAGAGATGGATGCGTGGCGTAAGGGCATGGACATTGCATCTATGCTAGAGCTTCCTCTGGGACTGTATGAGTATTGGGAGCACGCATCTGAGATGGTGGATCATTATATCCAGGTTTACTGCAAAGAAACTTGAGATTTTTCGAAGAAAGATGCTTGACAACAGGAACAAGAACTGCTAGTGTACTAGTTAAGGAACACCGGATGAGATTCCGGCTTGAGGATTGAAAGTGTTTAGTTCGACTTTACATAAACATAATACCAGCGGCTATAATTTGTGGTATAGCTGCGCCCTCAAGCCTGATTTGGGTTAATCTCTCCACAATCCCCTTACAACTAGTTATATTGCAGGAGATGCGTCCAGGTGACGCAGGGTGACTGTTAATCACTTGAGATTGGTTCGAGTCCAATTCTTGCAGCCAAAGAAAGAACAAATGTTAGATTGGGTTTTGAGGAAGATTAGGAAGCGCGTAAATCCGAAAAGGATGTGCGATGAGTGTCTGAGGGAGTTTACTTGGCAGACAAAGTGTGGTAAGATGCTTTGTGAGCGCTGTAATCGGAGGCACTTGAAGTGAAACCAGCTTGGGATAAAATATGGATGGAGCTAGCGAAGACAATCGCGCAACGTTCAAATGATCCCAAGTTCAAAGTTGGAGCCGTGGTCGTCACGCAAGACAATGAGTCTGTACTGTCGATTGGTTACAACGGAGATGAGAAGGGTGGAGGAAACGTTCGAGATAGCATGGAGACGGGAGGCTCAGGCTTCATTCATGCTGAAATCAATGCAGTTACGAAAATGAACTACGTTGATCCGAGACCGAGGAAGATTTATCTGACTCATTCTCCATGTCTCGTATGTGCTCGCTCTCTCATCAACGCAGGAATTACAGAAGTAGTTTACGGAGAGGAATATAAATCAGATACAAGAGGGCTTGACATACTCCGCAAACGTGGTATACTGGTTCGAAGGAAGGTTTACTTGGACTGATTATGAAAGTAGTTTGCATTAGTGATACACACAATATGCTTCGGCATATGACGATTCCAGATGGAGACGTTCTTTTGCATGCGGGCGATTTTTCGATGCAAGGAAGAGTTGCAGAAATCAACGAGTTCAATGACCAGATTGGTCGGTTGCCGCACAAACACAAGATTGTAATTGCTGGTAATCACGATATTGGACTCGAAACGGACGCAGAACAGTCCAAAGCATTGTTGACCAATGCTACATATTTGGAGGATAGTGGAGTAGAGATAGAAGGAGTGAAGTTTTGGGGTTCTCCCTGGCAGCCACAGTTTTTTGATTGGGCATTCAATCTTGAGCGTGGAAAGCAGCTAAGGGAAAAGTGGGAAAAGATTCCCGAGGATACAGATGTACTTGTTACTCATGGACCACCCAGAATGATTCTCGATCTAGCGCCCCGAGAAGGTTCGCTACCAGACGAAAACGTCGGCTGTGATGACCTGAGAAGGGAAGTTCTTGACAGAATCAAACCAAAATATCACGTCTTCGGTCATATCCACGAAGGACACGGTTGGAAAGAAGTTGACGGAATCAGATTCATCAACGCATCAATTTTGGACGGTAGATACCGAATTCGAAATAAACCAATCATTTTTGAGATTGAAAAGGATTAGTAGGTAAAGAAATGAACAAGCTTAAACGCAAGGCATAGGGTTAGGACGCTCCCGTTGAAAAGCGTCCCTGTGGGACCTTAGTATAACGGACAATTATACTCGGCTCTTAACCGATGAGATCTGGGTTCAAATCCCAGGGGTCCTACCACTGTGGGTCGTTAGTATAACGAGCATTATACCTGCCTTTTAAGCACCGAGATCTGGGTTCGAATCCCAGGCGACCTACCAATTTTGAGAGATTTGACAATTTAGCTCGTGCTGCCGTCGACCAATATAGATCGCAGCTATTCCGTTCGGATAGGAGTCTCAGCTGAACTTGTGGACCGAGAGTGAAACAAGGAGAAAGACGAATTGACGTTTGAGGATCGATAGGAGAGGGGTAGCTCCCTCAAAAATGTTCCTCACGGTTAGTGAGCCCTGGAGAGTAGGAAAAGGCGTGAAGAGTAAGCGCTGAAGTACAAAATCCTAGCGTTACCCGACTCAGGTATCGCGAAGAGGTTTGGGGGGAAGTTCCTCACACGAGCACCTTTTTTACGCGGAGGGCATATGAGTGCCAGTTTGATTGGGTACATGATGGAAGAGTTAATCGAGGCAGGGATTGAGGTCCACCTCAAACCTGTTAAGAGAATCGAATCAGACGACGGCGGCTCGATATCGGGAGGCTTCAGCGATGAGGGAAAACATCTTGAAGTAGCTGCCAAACGCAAAGACTGGCTATTGGTTTTCGCACATGAATATTGCCACTTTAAGCAATGGCAAGACGGAATCTTTGATGATTTGGAGGTCATTGCTGCATATTCAGTGTTTACTCCCTGGCTTTTGAAAACGAGAGAGGTTCCGCCTGAGTTGCTTGAGACGTTCATTCGTAAGATGCAATGGCTTGAGCTAGAAAACGAAAAGCGGACTCTAAAGCTCTTGAAGAAATTCAAGGTAGATTTCGACGAAGAAGATTACATTAGGAAAACCAATGTGTATCTTCATTCATATGAGTTGTGTCGAAGGATTAGAAAATGGCACAAGACATCGTTGTACGATAATGACGATTTAGTCAATCTGGTATCAGGTGACGAATTGTTGACAGAAGACGAGTTTGGAGACCTTCCAGAGGAATTCGAAGCGCTCGCAATGGGAAGTTACTTTCCAGAAAATTCAGGTCCGGATGTGGACGAGGATGATTGAAATGGACGACTATTATTATTATCAGCATACCCATATTTGTGGGGAGACTGTGAAGATGGTGCATCACCGCTGGCTGTAAACCAGTAGACGGTACGTCCGCTGGGGGTTCGACTCCCTCTCTCCTCACCAACACGGGATACTAGACCGTTATGGAGGCGGTGGAGCCTGTAACACTCCCGCTCGAAAGAGCCCACTAGGTTCGATTCCTAGGTGTCCCACCAATTATGGTGTTTGATCCCGAAGTGGTCGAGGGGCTGGGCTGTGAACCCGGTTGGCGTAATGCCTGAGCGAGTTCGAGTCTCGTCATTCACCCCAAATCAAAACATCCCTTGACAGGGAGGAAAAATGCTGGTAGGATCAAGAGTAGTCGCACGGAGTCTTGACAAGGAGCCTGGAAGAGGTGGCAAGTGGTTCGTGCGAGAACAAGAGGGTATTGTAGAGCGTGATTTCCTGCTCGCCTTTTCGGAAGAAGGAAAGATACAAAATCTCTACAGGGTGGAATTCCCTGACGGCAAGTCAGGGAATTTCTGGACCAAGCAACTTGAGGTAATTGAAGAGTAGATGGAAATCAGTTGTCCTCTTTGTAAAAAAGAATATGAAGTAGATTTCTGGATTGATGGAGATTGTGAGTGCGGCAATATGTACTTTTGGACAGATGAGTATGATCCAGAGACTGGTGAAGAGTGGCAAGAAGTGCATTGGGAAAAGTACAAAAACTAATGTGGTACTGGTTGTCTAATGTCAAAATGACTGTTGCGGTTGAAACTGACGAAGATGACAAGATAGTCGAAGCTGCCCCAATTGTGAGAAAATTCATAGGTCAACCTTTAGAGGATTTGGCGATGTGGATGAATAAGCAAGATGGATTTAGGATTGAGGAAATGGGCAAGTAGAGAACTGGTATATCGGATTGATTCAAAATCAATTGTCTTTGTGGGTTCGAATCCCACCTTGCCCACCAAATGATCATCGATTAGAAAATCTTCATTTGCTTTGTCCGAATTGTCACTCTCAAACAGAGACTTATACAGGGCGAAACAAAGGAAAATATACGGGCTAGTAGAGAATTGGTATATCGGGCTGGCTTAAAACTAGCTGTCTTTGTGGGTTCGAGTCCCACCTAGCCTACCAGGGAAGCATGTCATCGGACAGTCTGAGGGTACCTTTAAGACCGAAAACCTAGAGTGCAAGCGGAAAATGATCGGCTCCTGGGATGACCCTTCCCATTTAATTCAATGAGGTAAGTGTGAAAAGTGTAAATTTCGTGGTAGCTATTCTAATCGTGTTTGCTTTCGTAGCATCAAACTGTTACTGTCAGTATGACCCGGTTGCTCCTCCGGACGAGCGAGACGCAGGGACACCATCGCAGGTTGAGCCAGGAGTAGTTTACACGGTTGTTCCTTGGGAGGAAGAAGATGATGACGCAGGTTCTTATGAAGATGGCGGATCAGAAGCTGATTCAGGTGTCGTTGCAGACGGCGGCAGTGATGATAGTGGGCTCGATGGCGGTGTCTATGTGGATTCTGGCAGCGAAATTGACGCTGGAGTTGATTTGGTTGACGCAGGGCTGGTAGAAGATTGTGTGACGATTTGTCATAAAGACAAGAAGACGAAGTGTCTTCCCGAACCAGCATTAAGCGCGCACCTAGAACATCACAGTGACGACTATTTGGGTCCGTGCGACGAGGATTAAACAAAGGAAGAAAGATGCTTAATGAAGAGCTTATCGAAATGTCAGATTTTCTGAAGCTTGGAGAGGATTTGCGAAGAGACCCTGCTCTCTTAGCAGCAACAATCAAAGATTGTGAAGAGCAGGGGCGCGTGAGGGTAATTCTTGACCGAGAGTCTGAACAGCCCTACATGATTCGCTACTATCTCATGAACTTCCGACCATTTGGGCGCATTGTGATGCACAATGTCTTGTTGTCGGATATCGATGGTTTGCATGACCATCCGTGGGGTTTCCAAAACTACATCATTCGAGGTGGGTATTGGGAGACGAATCAAGAAGGTCGCTTTTGGCGCCCACAAGGGTTTAGTGCCGTTCGAGATGCCAAATACTTTCATCGGCTTGAGGTAGATCCAGAGAAAGCTGGAGATGAAACATGGACATTGTTCATGATGGGTCCCAAGGAAAAAGATTGGGGTTTCTTGGACGAGGACGAAGAGTGGATTCAGTGGGAAGAATATCTCTCGCGTAGGAAAGCAGCATAGGTTAGAGCGCAGGCTGTGTCGAGCGGTCTCCAAAACCGCGCCGTAAGGGTTCGAATCCCTTCTAGCCTGCCAAGTGTATCGGGATGGTGTAGTGGTAACACAGGAGCTTCCAAACCTCTTATCCGGAGTTCGATTCTTCGTCCCTTTGCCAACATCAGTGATATTAGCGATTTAACATCTGTGTTTTCCGGTAATATCACTTCTATTGAACGTATCATAACCTAAGGAGGGTTTGTGTCTGAGAAGCTTGTTTATTTGGCAGGTCCCATTTCGGGGCTGAGCTACGAAGGTTGTACTGATTGGCGTGAATATGCAAAGAGAGTTCTTGCGCACGCTGGGTTCACAGGTTTGAATCCGTTGAGAGCAAAGGATTACCTTAAGGATGAAGGTGCTGTCGCTGATTCATACGAGCAAGAAATGATTGAACATCCTCTTGCTCATGTCCTCAGTTGCAGTCGAGGAATCACGACACGCGATCGTTGGGATTGCACTCGGTGCGATGTTGTAATCGCAAATCTGATTGGTGCTGAGAAGGCTTCAATCGGGACAGCAATTGAGATTGCGTGGGCTGATGCTGCACGGATCCCTGTAATTGTTGTTGAGGAAGAGGGCGGTGTTCACGATCATGCAATGATTCGAGAATGCACAGGGTTCAGGGTCAAGAGCCTTGAAGAGGCTCTCACAGTTGCGAAAGCTTTGTTGGTAGCATGACCTGGGGCATGTGGGGTTCTGAAGAGCCGTGTAAACACCTCAAGAAGCTTAGGGAGTTTCTTGAAAAGAACGACATGACCGTCTGGTCGCAACACGGACAGCCAAATGGTTGGGTCAATGTTCATTGTACAGACTGTAGCAGAACATATGAAACAGTTCTTCAGGAACCTTGGTGTGACGAGTGTGAAGGTGGAGAGTGTGTTTGTAAGGTAGACGATGACTGAATACAGTAGCGTTTTCACTATTCACACAAAGAGTGGTCCCCTCCGAAGAGGGAGGCATACTTACAAGGGCAAGAAACCAGGAACACCATTCTGTACAATGACCCTTAAAAGTGCTCAGAAGATTGCCAGAGATGCTGGCGCAGTCCCTTGTGTGATTATCGAAACGAAGACAGGATACGACGAAGAGAAAGACATTCTGTATCATTATACGATTTCGCACAAGATTGAGGATGATTCTCAAGAAACTAGTTAGGGTATGATTGTTTGCGTCTGTAACAACATAAACGAAAAAGAAGTAGAAAAAGCAGTAGAGGATAATTGTGGTTCGTGTTTTGAAGTGTGGAATTATTACGAATGCAGGGCACAGTGCGGTAAGTGTGCCCAGATCATCCGAAAAAAGGTTCGAGAAAAGCACTTGACACTTGCAGAATGATCTGATAGGATCTACTTATAGGAAAGGAGGAGAAATCATGCGTACAGAAAAGCTATTTGTTGAGCGACTGGAGAGTGGTCTCCTCCCAGAGCCCGTCTAGGGTTCACAATAAACAAATAAATAAAGAAAGAGTCATTCGTCTAACTAGACGTAGGCTAGCGGAAAGAGTCACTCGTTTTGGAAACGAGAGCACGTCGGTTCGATCCCGACCGTCTAGACCACTAATTACGAATGACATATCGGGGTGTGGCGCAGAGGCAGCGCGCTGGGTTTGGGACCTAGAGGTCGAGATTTCGAAATTCTCCACCCCGACCATTATGCTATGCGAGAGGCGCGGGTTCGAATCCCGTCAGGGCAACTGCTGCTCTGTAGTCTAGAAAAGGGACAATGACGCTCGATAGTATTTGCCCAGGTGGCGGAATTGGTAGACGCGCCGGATTTAGGCTCCGGTCCTCGAAAGAGGGTGTGGGTTCGAGTCCCACCTTGGGCACCATTTTTTGTAAGGTGCATGGTGTTTCCCCGCGCGCAGGGACCTTGGGGTTCGATTCCCCACTAGTCTTCGGACTAGAAATGGAAAGGAATAAGTTAGGTTCGAGTCCTACGCCTTACACTTATTTGGGGCTGTGGTGAAATTGGTAAACACGCCGGACTAAGAATCCGGTGGGCTTAACTGCCCTTGTGGGTTCGAGTCCCACCAGCCCCACCAGAGACCGGAAGATGCAGGTTCGACTCCTGTCGCAGTTAAAGAGTGAAGTGCTGGCACATGGAACTCTACGCTTGAAAGAAATATGCCAGTATTTTGATTAATGCGTTCTGTGTAGCTCAATGGATAGAGCGCCGGTCAGTTTGACCTTATCGTCTAACCGGTTAGGACGTCAGATTCTCAATCTGGTAATCGGGGTTCGAGTCCCCGTAAGGTCACCAAATCTACTTATTGTGTGGGAAAAACTTACGCACAATTGCTTAGCGAGCATCCTCAGTTCAGTTTTGAACCAGGGATGCTCGTTTTGTTTCACAACTCTTTGAAAGAAGTTCAAAAGTTACGCTTGAGAAGCTCTCAGGAAGCTCACTTGTGGAAGGTGGCAGACGCACGCATGGAACCCGTCCTCGACGACTACAGGACCGCTGCGGCGCTCCTAGAGGTGCTGGAGGGGTTGCTTGGGGACTACACTTTCGGTCTTGGCAAAGCAATCAGACATTGGAGAATTACAATACCAGTACACGGAGTATATGAAGAGGGCTGGTCGTTAGGAGAAGCCCTAGCGAAAACTCTTTTAAGACTGTGGGATGAAAAGAAACTAGGCGTCCCAAAGGTCTTTTAGAAATTCTTGAATAGATTCCAGAGGCACCATCATTCCGATATTTTCTAGACTGACAAAAGCCATAGAGGTGATGCCAATTACTTCCCATCTTGTATTGTACACAGGGGAGCCAGAACTACCGGGTCTTGTAGGAATAGTGTACATATCTAAATCGTATCCCAATCTTGGATGGGTAACTCTTCCCGAATAGTACCCCTCGAAATGAAGGACCATGTTTTTGTCGTGGATTCCAAATGGAGCAGCAATGTTATACGCTTTGTCTCCTGGTTTTGGCATATGTTTTGCAATAGCACTCACCGGTTTGTCGATTCGATTCATAGACACCATGAGACACAGATCCGTTTCTTCCGAGACCTTGAGGATCAAGACCCTGTGCTTATTGCTTTGGAGGTCCATCGCATATGATTGACTGTTCAGCGGCTCACAGACGTGTCCAGCTGTCAAAATAAACGTGTTGTCTTCTAAGTGATAAATAATCACGCCAGAAGCGGACCCAGTAGAAACTCCGTTCTTCTCGAAAACGAGCTTGACAAAGGAATCGCGTGGTGATATGGTAGTAGTTGGGATGTTTGATTGTGTTGTGGTGCAAGAGATTGGGTTCAAGAGCAACAGGAGCCCAATCATAACTGCAATAATTCGTAAAACTTTCATATAAGTAACTATGGATGGAAAGCCGCAACAGTCACTCATCCCAACTTTCTTAAGGTAGGTAAATGGCTAAACACACATATGTTCTAGATACCAGCGTGTATCTTACCAATGCGAAGGCAATCTACGAGTATGGTAACCACGACATCGTGATTCCAATGAAAGTGCTTGAAGAGATCGATAAGCATAAGAACAGGCAGGACGCGGTTGGTCATCAAGCTCGTAGCACCATTAGGATTCTAGACGCTCTGAGGGAACGTGGAAGCCTACAGAAGGGTATTCGTATTGACAAGGGCAAGGGCATTGTTCGAGTGTCGTGCTCCGAAACAACATTGTTGCCTGCTGATCTGGATCCAAGAGTTCCAGATAACCGAATCATTTCTACTGCTTTGAAAGAAAAGCAGAATGCACCAAAATCTCGCAAGGTCATTTTGGTTACTCGCGATATCAACATGCGAGTGATCTGTGATTCTATTGGGTTCTCGTGTCAAACTTATGATCCGGAAAAGGCTGTCAGTGATGCTGACCAGCTGTACTCTGGATATTCTGAGGTTCTTGTTGATGAAGAATTCATTGACAGATTCTATAAAGAAAAGACCAGCACTTTGCCAGAGGGCACTGAAAAGGAGAATGGAATTCGTCAACCAAACGAGTTCATGATGCTTCGTGCGATCGGGAAGGAGAAGAAGACTGCTCTTGCTCGCTATTATGATGGCGGGAGCATCAAGAAGGTAAATGGCAAGGAAATGAGAGTTTCCGGAGTTAAATCGAGGAATCGTGAGCAAACTTTCGCCATGGAACTTTTGATGGACCCTGAAATCAAGGTCATCACTCTTGTTGGGAAGGCGGGTTCTGGTAAGACTCTGTGCGCGATTGCAGCGGGTCTACAACAAACTCTTGAAGAAGGGATCTACAAGAGGTTGGTAGTTTCCCGCCCCATTCAGCCAATGGGTAAGGATATTGGATTCCTTCCGGGTGATGTGAATGAGAAAATGCTTCCCTGGTTGACTCCGATTCAAGACAATCTTCAGTTCCTTTTGGGAAACGATAAGATGATGCTTGAAGAGTACATGACCAAGGGCATAATTGAAATCGAAGCTTTGACGTACATTCGAGGTCGCTCTATTTCTGATGCCTTCATTATCATCGACGAGGCTCAGAACTTGACAATGCACGAACTTAAGACTATCATTACTCGTGTGGGCGAACGAACCAAGATCGTTTTGACCGGCGATATTGAACAGATTGACAATGCGTTCATTAACGATGTAACAAATGGCTTGACGCATGCTGTGGAGAAATTCAAACACTCTCCGCTAGCTGGACACGTTACTCTTGTGAAGGGTGAGCGTTCAGACGTTGCAACTTTGGCAGCCAAGGTGCTGTGAGGAAAATAACATGACAGAAGAACAAGTAGCTCCCGAAGAAGTGATAGAAAAGACCCTAGCTCAGATTGAGCAGGAAGCCCAGGCGGCTCTAGAAGAGCCAGTTGTCCCAGACAACCCTCTCAAACAACTCTTTGTGGAGTACGTAGGGAGCAAGTTCAAGCCTGAAGACGGGGCAGTGACAATTGAAATGTGTGTTGTTGCTCTTGCTAATGAATTCCCAGAGTTCCTGGCACCAGTGTGTGAACAGAATTTCATGCTCGGATATGTTCAATGTGAGAAGGACATGACAACGATGATTCAGCAGCAGAGGCAAGCTGCGTCTTTGGAAGAGGAAACAGACAAGGAAGGGGTTGATGACGTCGGGTGATGGAGTAAAGGCATATATTCGTCAGGTGGCAGGAGGCTTGCAGCAGAGTCTCTTGTTCCATCGTATTGTTGTTTATCAACAGAATCCGCTCCCCGAGTCGATTGAAATAGAGGTGGTTCTTAGAAAAATTGAAGAAAAGATTCCTCAGTTTATGTTCGATGACATTGATTCGATTTTCATTGGTCAGTTCGATTTTTTGAAAGAGAAAGAGGTGGATGCGGTTTATGAGAATGGAGCGATCTACCTTACGAACGAACAAGATGATGATGACGATTTTTTCTCAGACATCGTTCACGAGCTTGCTCATGCTGTAGAGGAAACGTATCCTTTGGACATCTACGGCGATAAGATCATCGAAGAGGAGTTTCTAGCTAAGCGGCGAAGTATGTCTGAGATTCTTCACGCTCATGGGTACGACAAGTACGACGCTGGAGCATTTGCAGAAACCGAATATTCGGTTGAGTTTGATACTTACTTATACCAAGAAGTGGGATATCCTATTCTTCACACTTTGCTACATGGGCTTTTTATTTCTCCTTACGGCGCTACATCGTTGAGAGAATATTTTGCCAATGCGTTTGAGGAGTTTTTCTCAGGTGACACGTATTACGTTAAATCTGTCTCTCCAGCGGTGTATAAGAAGATAATCGACCTTCAAGGTTACTAGCAAGAGGAATTATCAAAATGGAAAAGAACATCAAACTCAACAAGGATACTGTTACTGTGTCGCTTAAACTCCATCCTTGGAAGCCGGGCGAACAAAAGGTCCGCTATTACGAGAACGTTGCTCGTGAGTGGGTTAAGGAAAAGCATCCCAAGGTTCAGCTTGGAAGAACGCTTAAACCGTGTGTGGTGAAGAATCAGGGTCCTGTCAATGAGGGCGAGTGGATTTTCGAACTGATTCAGGCGAAGACTGCTCCAAAAAAGAAGACTGCTCCAAAAAAGAAAGAGGTAGTGAATGCTGAAGGTTCTGACGGAACAAGTTGAGCAAGAAACTGGTAGATATTTGTCTTGGTCAGCGACCAAAGATTGGAAAACCTGCCCGTTTTACTATAAGTTGACAAAAGTTGATGAGATTGAAGGGTTCGAAGGCAACATTCATACTGCTTTCGGACATGGTGTACACTGGACCGTTGAGGAGGAACTCAACCCAGAACGCACTGATTCGATCGATTTAAGTGACACTTTCACTGAAAAGTTCGCTAAGGCAATCGAAGAATTGCCAGAAGAAGAACAGAAAGAGATTGCCAAAACCCCAAGTCTTGAGAAGCTTTTTTGGGAGATGCAAATGCAGGGTCGTGAACTTGTTCACTATTTGAAACCTGCGCTCGATAAGTTTTTTGGCAAGTGGGAGCTTGTCGGAATTGAAGAGAAGTTTTATGAAAAATGTGATTTCTATGAGTTGAGAGATTTCTTTTTCAAGGGCTTTATCGACATTATCGTCAAGACAGAGGACGGTAAATATCACGTCATTGATTGGAAAACATGCAGCTGGGGTTGGGACGTGAAAAAGAAATCCGACCCCATGGTTACTTACCAGCTGACTGTTTACAAGTATTTCTTTTGCAAAAAGTATGGTCTGGATCCGAAGAATGTGGAAACGTATTTCGCGCTTTGTAAGCGGACAAACAAGACGGAGAACAGGGTTGAGATTTTTAGGGTTACCAGTGGACCCAAGAAAACTTCCAATGCACTTAACTTGCTGAAGCAGGCTGTGTACAATGTTGACCATGGCAACTACATGAAGAATCGCCTGAGTTGTAAGTATTGCAAATTTAAGCGTACCAAGCACTGCCCATAGGACAAAACATGACAGAAGAACAAGTAACAGAAGCTGGTCCCAAAAAGATCAAGATTTTGACAATTGGGGACCACCCAATGTCTCCTTCGGGGGTTGGCACTCAGACTCGATACATGATTGAATATTTGCTTTCTACTGGCAAATATCAGTTCATTTCGGTGGGCGGGGCGGTGAAGCATCACGATTATCGTCCCCAGAAGACCGAACAGTGGGAAGAAGATTGGATTATGCTTCCTGTTGATGGGTACGGAAGCCAAGACGTCATTCGATCTCTCCTCCAAAGCCAAAAGCCAGATGTATTGTGGTTTATGACTGATCCACGATTTTATGGTTGGTTGTGGGAGATTGAGGACGAGATTCGTCCTTTTGTTCCTATGGTTTACTATCATGTGTGGGACAATTATCCATATCCAAAGTTCAACAAGCCGTACTATGATTCGAACGATACCATCGTTACGATTTCAAAGTTGACCGACAATTGTGTTCGCAATGTGGCTCCTGATGTTGAGTGCATCCATTTGCCTCATGCAGTCGATACTGACGTTTTCAAGAAGTATTCCAATGAGGAAGTTGAGAGGTTCAGACTGAGTGCTTTTCCTAAAGAGGCGGATGGCTCTCCGTTTACGTTTTTCTGGAATAGTCGAAATGCTCGTCGAAAGCAGTCTGGTACGTTGATCTTTTGGTTCAATGAGTTTCTAGACAGAGTTGGTAGAGACAAAGCTCGATTGATTATGCATACCGATCCTAAGGATCGTCACGGACAGGATCTTGAAGCAATCATTCGCGAGCTTGGAATGACAAATAGCGAAGTAATGTTTTCGCGAAACAAACTAAATCCTGTAGATTTGGCACACATGTACAACATAGCAGACTGCACAATGTGTATTTCGGATGCCGAAGGGTTTGGTCTGTCTACACTAGAGTCTCTTTCGTGTGAGACGCCAATTATCGTTACTATGACTGGAGGTCTTCAGGAGCAGGTAACTGATGGAGAGAATTGGTTCGGAGTTGGTATTGAACCTGCATCTAAATCAATTATTGGCTCCCAGGAAGTTCCTTACATTTACGAGGATCGCCTCAATAAAGAAGATGTCATCAATGCCATGGTCAAGCTTTACGAGATGGGAACTGAAGAGCGCGCAGCGCTTGGCAAAGCTGGACGTCAACATGCTCTCGACAATTACAACTTCAAGGTTATGATTGAAGGGTGGGATAAGATTTTCACCGACATTCACGAAAACAAGGGCTCTTGGGAGACTCGCAAGAACTACAAGAAGTGGACGTTTGAGGAAGTGAGTGAAGGCGAGGCGGACAATGACTAAAGCAAACAACGGATTCAGAGAAGTTAGTCCGGAAACAATTGAGAAACTGATTAATGGACCGACTGAAGAGCAGTGCAAAGATTCGTTGTTTGGAGAAGGAAAACAGGGTGTGAAGCGCTCGTTTCAGTTCTTCGCTCTTTCTTTCATGTATTTTCTGACAGGTATTCTCTATATGATTAAGGGATTTCCTACGTATTTCAACA